AAACTGCCTTGAAGATGCCTTTATCATGCACACCTTCAGTTAGCAATTCTTCAAAGAATTCATCTACACTCTCTTTAAGTCCCATGCCTTTACGAACATCGTGCATTAATTCTTTTGCATGGTGTTCAGGTACATGACCAGGAATACCTTTTTTAAATTCTTTAAAGTTACCTTTCTCAGCATGGCCTCTCATTTTGGAGGCTGACATTCCTTCTGTGCCTTCAGCATCAGGATCTCTTTCACCAGAAGAATGAACAGTAATCTTTTTAAAATTGAATAGTGCGCCTTTGTGTTTTCCATTGTATTGTGCCAACTTCTTTTTGTATTCTGGAACACGGTCAGAACCAGCAACCATGTGCAAGTGCGTTACACCTTGTTGGTGTAATTTAGCGGCATGATGTAGGAAAGTTGGATGTTCCGAATCTGAAGTGGACAGATTGGTATTAGGAAAGAAACGCTTTGCGTGTTTGAGTTTGGCTTTAGCGGAGAGTGGATTCTTACTAGAATCTTGTGAATGAGATAATACTACATGGTGAGAAGCATTGTGTTCAGCTGCAACCTCTTTGACCTTGTCGACCAATTTGGCATGACCAGTCGTTGGAGGGTTCATCCTTCCAAAGGCCATGACGGCGTGCTTCTCTGTTGCTTCTAGTATAAAATCTCTAAATTTCATCTCCGCCTCTACAGCGTTATAATTATTAAACTTACAGTCTATTTATATAAATTTAGGTTCTATATGTATCAGCAGATGTCTTGGAACTAGACCTTTTCTTAATAAGTTCAAGTATATCGGGATTGTTTGCTTGTTCTCCATAGGGGGCAAACATGGCTCTATCGTGTTTCTCTGCTTCTTGACGAGCTTCTGAAACATAGTAGATATTCAATGACTTGCGATAGACGCCATCAGGACATTGGAGTTCTGTTGGCAGACCATGCCATGAATTGTCTGCGGTATCAAATAGAACCGCACTATTAAATTTATTGAATACTTTGGTTACACACTCTTTTGGAAGATTCTTTTCTTCATTATGTGACCAGAATTCTAAACCACCATTCCATTCTTCTTGCCATTCTGGTGTCATGTAGATGATGATATTGATTCGTCTTTCTTTACCTAGTTTTGGATGAATTGAATAGTCTTTATGCATATTCAATTTACCACCACGAGCAGTCATATGCCAACCGCCACCATGTAGTCCATAATCAGCTTCTAAATTATTAATACCAGTAATTTTACGGACTTTGTCCACAAACTCTGGTGTATTCATCAACGAAAAGGCCTTGTATGTTTCTTTAGGAAACAAATCCCAATTAGGAGTCAATTTCTTGTTCTCAATTGGACTCTTATATACAGACCAAATGATTGGGTCATTAAAATCAGGAAATTCAGAAGATAATTTCAATGCTGTTTCATCATCAAAGAAATTGTCAATCACCACATGGCGAAACGGTTTGCCATCATTATACTCTTTATTCAGTTTTTCGTAATCAAATTCATTAATCATGGGTATCTTTTAACTGTAATATCACGGTTCAATATGTTATGAATAGAAAACAATCTTTCTATTACAAATGAAAAATATGGAAGAAAATGGCCATTATATGTTTGACCTTCTTTGTATATGTAGTTGCTTAGAGCTACATCTTCTTCACAAGTTCTTAGACATAGGTCAAGAAAAGACAGGTAATTTTTCCAAAATTTACTATTACCAATGAAATAATTACAACTTCCAAAATCTTCTGGTAGATATTTAAATTGCTCAACTGGTGTATCAATACCAATTTTTGGAAATAATCTGTTCGCAAAGTTAATCATGCCTGGATGCCATCTATCACCTTGCACCCATAAATTTGGATATTCATCAGCTAAATGTTTGAATGGGTCGAAATGATATACATCGTAGCCAGGATTTTCTTGTATCCAATCTCTGAACTGATATGGCGGCAATCCTGTTTTATGTAACCATCTCCAAGATAATAAACCCCAATGAGCATCAGAATCTTTATGTTTCTCTAAGAGTTTTCGCCACATAGGCAACTCACGCATTTCAGGAGCATCGTTTGCGGTATTATCGTAAGGTATGAATACGGGGTCTAAGTTAGGTAACTGTACCGAATCATAGTATGCTTGATAGATTTTAAGATTCATCGAACCATATCTTCAATGATAGCCTTCAAATCGTATTTTGGCTCGTACCCAAGCGATTTAAGTTTGTCGCTGAGCATCCACATACTACGAACTTGTACCGTGCGATGGAACTGCGGAATTTCAATTGGATTTAATTTGCCTTCACCGCCAATTAACTCTTTGGCATACTCAATCATATCTTTAAACAACATAGGTTTGCCATTGCCCACATTATAGATGGTATTAACTTCGCCTTTTTCCACGATGGTCTTAATTGCCGTAGCAACATCGTTAACATGGATGTAGTCACGGAATAGATTCCCACCATCATACACATTCACATCACGGCCTGCCTTCAATTCATTAATCATATGTTGAAGTGCGTTCTTTTGTGGTGAGGCTTTCTTATCACCACTACCTGCCACATTGGCAAGACGGAGAATACGATATTTGATGCCAAAGGTTTCACAATAAGAAATTAGTAGTTGCTCGGCACAGCGTTTAGTGATTGAATAAAATCCATTTGGATAACAATTTGATTCTTCCGTTGCAGGCATTTCAGTTTCACCATAAACAAACCATGAACTAATAAAATTGAATGTCAAATTTCTATCTTTACATTGTCTTAACACCTGCATAAGAGTTGTTAAATTGGTGTCAATGTCAATAAGAGGGTCTGTTTTAACATTGTAGTTACTAACAGTTGAAATCAAATAAATGATATCACAACCTTCTACTGTATAATCACGGCGTGGAGTTACAATACAGTTTTCAATTTGTTTAACCAATTCAGAACCAACAAAACCTGAACCACCAAATATTTGAAATTTAGATGGACTTGGCATCTTTAATCACCTTTTCAATATATTTAAACACAGCATCATTCCAAAATGGAGGGCAGCCCAAGATAAAGACATGAGATAGTGCTTTGTTTGCTAATGGATATTTACTAGAATCATCTAAGTGATTGTAACCTGGATGTAACAAGATGTTACCAGCAAAATAGTTTCGTGTCTGAATTTTATTGGCTTCAAAGTGTGCAACCAACTTCTCTTTAATCTCTTGTGTTTCACAGATAATTGGAACACCGAACCAAGATGGGTCTGATTGCTCTAGTTTATCAGCAACACGGACATTTAGATTGTCCGTCAATAATTTAGCCAATCTTAGTTTATGTTCTCTGCGTTTCTGGTCAATGTAATCAACCTTTTCTAACTGAGCAATACCAATTGCACCTTGCATATCAAGTGGTTTCAAATTGTAACCCATGTTTGCAAAGATATATTTGTGGTCAATAATGCCATCATAGCCTGGCAACCATCTGTCGAATCGGTTACCGCAAGTGCCACATGGAAGTTGATTGTTAGAACCAATGCAGTAACAATCACGACCCCACCAACTGAATGACCTAACAGTATCAATCAACAAGCTATCATTAGATGATACCATGCCACCTTCGCCTGTTGAGATGTGGTGTGCGGGATAGAATGAAGTTGACCAGCAGTAATACAAATCTGTCAACAGTTTACCATTCCATTTTGTACCTAGTGAATCACAATTATCACCAATCAATACTAAATTGTTTCTGTAACAGATATCATGGATTATATCCATGTCAGGCGGATTGGCCATCACAGGAGATACAATAATTGCTTTAGTCTTTGAAGTAATCTTCGCTTCAATCTTATTAACATCAAAATTTAATGTATCAAACTCAATATCAACAAATACTGGTTTAAGATTGTTCTGAACCAATGGTGCAATTGTGGTTGGAAAACCAACAGGTGATACGATGACTTCATCGCCATCTTCCCATTTCAAATGTTTCTTAACACCTGCAATCATCACCAAGTTGGCAGATGAACCAGAATTGACCATGTGTGAGGCTTTGACATTGTATTTCTTGGAGAATTTAATCTGAAACTTCTCAACATTCTCACCTGCTGAAACCCATTTGCCTGTAAGGAATGCTTTAAGAGAAAGTTCCATCTCTCTTTCGTCCCACAATTGGCCAGAATACATTACATAATCTTCGCCAGGTTTGAAGTTGTCGTAATTCTGTAAATATTTTGGTCTAGCAAGTTTAGCTAGTTCTTGTATTTTTTCGTCAATCATTAATATCTTTCTGTCTGGCCATTTCCTGCCAAAACTCCTTCACAATATAAATTTTCAAATTCAACAGTTAAATTTTTGTCTGTGTTACCAAAATGTGCGTGTTCTGTATCTACACCAAATTCATTAACTGTTCGGTATATTTCTGGTAGAATATGCAAATAGTTATCAATCAATGATACACAGAATGAATACATCCTAGTTATGTATAGATGGTTACAATCAGATTCCACTTGTTTATATGGTGGCAACCAAGATGGTATTCTTTTCTTAAACACATACTTACCATATAGATTATCATATACCTTAGGGTCATAACCCTCAAGCATATTGGTTCTAGCAGATAGCTTAAACACTCTACGAACACCAGCCATCATCTTCTGTAATTCAGGATGTTGTTTAATAATACCTAGTGTCTTAAACAATAAAGTAACTTCTGCTTGTGATTTGAGGCCTGCATTTGCAAGCGTCATTAAATCTTCATCACCAAAGAAACTGATACTTCTATCACAATATTGACTTACTGTAACCATTGTTGCTTCATCAACCATTTTGGACGAAGCATCTACCCATAGGATAATGGCATCAGGTGCGGCCTTGCGTAATGATTGCAGGCCTTCTATTGTTTGTTTTAATCTCGTTTCATCATCAATAACACCAATGCTCGTTCTCAAAGCAGATGTTACAATGAATAAGTCGGTACTTGGTATAATCATTTATGCCACTCTGTATCAGGAAACATTTTAATAGTCTTGTATTCAATATTGAATTGGCTATTATACACGAAATCAATTACTTTCACAAGTTCCATTGGTGATATTGCCTTACTCACATCACCACACGGGTAAGGTATATCTCTACTCCATAATGGCGTATCAATACCGCCTGGATGGATACTTGTTACTTTAATGCCTCTTGGCCGTAACTCTTGACCAAGAACACCAGCAAATCCTGTAAGACCATGTTTAGAGGAACAATATGCTGATTGATTTTCTAGTTCTTCAAGGCCTGCCACCGAATTAATAAAGAATATACGACTACCTTTTTCCATATTCTGTAATGCAAACTTAGTTACATACATGGCACCTTTAAGATTAATATCAATCATATCATCAATCTCATCAATACTGGTTTGTGAAAATGGTTTCATCTTAAACACAGCTGCATTATTAACTAGAATATCAATGTTCTTATTACCAATCTGTTCAAACACTTCATTCAAGTGGTATGGATTGCCAACATCAACTTGAAAGTGTTTGTAGTTTGCATAATCAAATAAAGATTCACCACGAGCAAGACCAATTACATTCCAACCTTTCTCAATGTAATCATATGCGATTGTTGCACCAACACCACTTGTGGTGCCAGTAATCAAAATGGTCTTATTCATATTTAACTTCTTCAAATATATCTGAAGCTTTCTTTATCTCATCATCAGTTACATCATTTAATATTTTATAGTTACCAATGCCAACAGGAACAGGTAAGTATTGATTACCATTTCTATGTTTCATTGTATCAGATAATGACTTTTTAAGCAAATCAAAATTACAGAAATCTTTATGGAATACAGGCAATTTTAAACTGTGTGCTGTCTTAAATATTCTTTGTAGTGTTTCAGTATCAATATAACCACGGACATTAGCCAAGCAAGAACTCAACAGGCAATCTAATACAACCGCCTCACCATGTTGTAATGTAGCAACATTCTGCATTTCAATAATAGGACTAAACGAATGGCCAAAGTCAACACATCGGTCTAGTTTTCTTTCCCATAGGTTTGGTGCCAATTCTTCAATCATACCTGTAATGGCAGAATTGATTACACGAACTGGTACCGCACCAAATTGAAACTTTTCGGTGATTAATTGTTCTGCACTTGTTTCTAACAACTCAAACAATTCTTTATCTTTGATTACTGCAAGTTTAAATATCTCTGCAATACCATTAACAATGTTTCTTTCATCTTGTGTAGCAATAAACTTCTTGTCTAGTAATGTGGCAATTGGTGGATAATATGCACCGATACGATTTCTACGACCAAAGTGGTTAGCTGCAACTTTAACACCAACTGAAGCATCTACAATAGCCAACAATGTAGTTGGCACTTTAATGTAAGGAATGCCTCTGCGATAAATTGAACAACAGAAACCAACCAAGTCTAGTAGAACACCACCACCAATAACAATGATTGCTTCTCTACGCAAAACACCAACTTCTTCAAAGAACCTTAAAATTTGGTCTGTGTGTGGCCAATCTTTCTTTTCTTCTGTGGCATCTATGATAAACAACTTCAATTCTATTTGAAATGTTTTAAAGTAATCTTCTAATTGTTGACCATATAGTTTATATACAGTCTGGTCTATAACAACCACTCTACGATTGGACTCACTAAAACTCAACAGGTCGTGATTACTCCAATTGAATACATCACTAGAATACTTTAGTGTAAACTCAATTGGTAGTTCTGCCTTGACAGACCATGTGCGTTTATAATTGTCGAATTTAGTTAATACATTTTCCATTATTTGAAAGCTCTACTTAATAGGTGGCAAGCATGAACATAGAAGAACATCGCCTTCTCCATCTCACCAGCTGCACACTTGAATGGTAACATACGAATGAATTGTGTTGCCTCTAATACATCAACAGTTTTTCTATCCGCTGGGTCAATTCTATCTTCAAATCGTTTATTGAATACGATAAAATTATTTGGTATCTCACCATGATATCCAACAGATGGGCCATCTACTGTTACTTCATTATCATTTATGTGACCATAATAACTTCTTGAACATTGTAACACTTGTGAATAATCTAAGAGGCGAGAATCAATACAACTTTCTTCATATGGGTCAATAAAAACTACTCTATCATCATCAAAAGAATACATCATATTCTCAAGCGTTGGATTACCATGAATGGTTTCTTCTGTGGTGAAATTAAGTTCATCAAAGAAGTTTTTTAGTTCTGGTAAAAAGTTTTGAATGCCATGTGTGATACGACCATTGTATTCAAAAGAATCCAATAAACCAGATTCATAGAAATTGTAAAACTTCTGATATTTAAAGGCATCGGATAGTTTCTGTATAACTTCTTCTTTGAAATACAATGCACCTGCACCATTAACTGGCAAATACATTTTACGATGGTGATTATCAAAAGACCGCCAGACAGCCTCATTAATCTGTTCAATTTGTGGAACAGTTAAAGTATCTTCTGAAAGGATAGTTTTAATATCTCTATAACCTTTGAGATATTCAATATCAAAGTATGCACCATTATCTGTGGTG